GAAAAGGGACGGTGAGGTTCAACGAGAACACTTCAACAACTTTGAACATGTGTTCACCGGTCACTTTCACAAACGCCAGACCAAGAAAAACATCACTTACATAGGCAACTGCTTTCCTCACAACTATGCCGACGCCGGCGATGACGCACGTGGACTTACTATCTTGGAGTGGGGGCAGGACCCTGTGTATCATTCTTGGCCGGATCAACCTAGATATCGAGTGCTAGGGCTAGCCAACATCATCGACAATGCGGCCTCATTGCTTGCACCTCGCATGCATGTGCGTGTGAACTTGGACATTGAGATTTCATATGAAGAAGCCAACTTCATCAAGGAAACATACATCCGAGATTACTCTCTTAGAGAGATGGCCCTGATACCCAACAAGAATTCAGCAGTGGATACAGACATGGCACCAGGTGAGATCAAGTTTGAATCAGTGGATCAGATCGTTACAGATCAGATCACCAATATTGAATCCGAATTCTACGATAACAAGTTGCTGTTAAAAATCTATCAGAATCTATGAGCGTGGTTGCGTTATCTCAGCTAAAAAATAATCTGTCTAAGGCATATTCAATAAAGTGTTTTGTTGATCTGGCCGATCTTACTACAACTCCGAGCCAAGCATATAAAGTTCTAGAACAATATTATCAATCTGAATTTTTGCCCCACGATCGATTGGTATTCTATACCGAGCATGCTATAACAGATCAGTTGCTCCGCCATATATATCAGGCTGCTACATTGATAGATGTATCCAACTTTTTTCTTTTGTTTTGCAGTCCATTTGATATCGGCGATAGGATGCAGATTCTTGCACAGGAGAATCACGGCGACAATATTCCATTCCAGTCGATTCGAGAAAATATAAAAAATACCAGGCCACTGATGGCCAATTTCACAATGCCAGACATATTGTGTCCTTTGCCGTGGACCCACACCACGATTGTCCAGAATGGGCAAGTCAGCCCTTGTTGCGTTTATCAAGGTGCTATAGGAAGTGTTGTGAATAATTCCTTGCATGATATATTTCATAATCAGGATTATGCTCACCTTAGACAAAGATTATTATCCGGAGAAAAAGTATCAGGATGTGATAGTTGTTGGAGTTTAGAAGATCATGGCATGATCAGTAATCGTGTCAGGCATATGAGATTATTGAAGAAAGATCTAATGACCAAATATCTAGACGATCCTAAAATTACTAGTTTAGATATTGCTCCGGGTAATACTTGCAATTTTAAATGTCGCATATGTAGTCCAGTTTGGAGTTCTTTGTTTGCACAAGAAGCACAATCAGTCACTGGAGTGCAACCTGTAAGATCTTTCAACTGGGCCGAATCAGACACCAAAATCATGGAAGAAATATCCAGTCTTCTGCCGTCTTTGACCAATCTCGATATGTATGGTGGAGAACCATTCTTAATTAAGCCTTTGCACAAATTAGTGTCACAGGCAGCAGAACAAGGACATGCTAAACACATAAGATTACATTACAATAGTAATGGTTCCATATATCCCGACCATCTCATCGATCACTGGAAACAGTTTGATCATGTTGACATACAGTTTAGTATCGACAATGTAGGACCACGATTTGATCTAGAGCGCGGAGGCTCATGGGAGCAAGTGCAATCAAATATTCGAAAATTAGTGGATCTCTCATTGCCAAATCTCAAAATCAGTATAATGCCAACTGTGAGTATCATGAATATTTTATATCTTGATGAAGTATTGGAATGGGCTAACGAGTTAGGATTACCTGTGAATCTCAATTATCTTGATTCTCCCAAAGAATTTAGTATCAAAAATCTCACTGCTGATGCCAAGCAACTGGTATTTGAAAAATTTCAAAAGCATCCACGGACTGAAATGTCTGGTATTTTAAACCTTGTTCGATCATCACCCGATTGTGATGGAACTGAGTTTGTGACGCTTACCAAACACTTTGATCTCATCCGAGGGCAAAATTTTTCAAGCTCTCATGCCGAAATAGCACATGCCATGGGCATGTAGGTTTACATCTACAGACAATATTGTTACAATGTCAAACACTTATGATACTTTATAGCAATTCTTGTAGTTATGGTGCTCCCCAAGATCACAAGGTCTATGGCAATTTTGTGGCTGAACATTTTGATGCTAAGTTTGTTAACTCAGGGGTCCCGGGATCTTGTAATCGTAGAATTATCAGAACATCTCTTAGAGATCTGTTGTCTCTCAAAGATATTGATCAATGCATTGCATTGATAGGATTGACTTTTATAGGAAGAACTGAATTATGGCAACCAACAAAACTATCCGATGCCACCGATGGTCACTTTCATCCAATCAGAGTAAATCATCAATTGCTCGATTGGAGCAATGGTCTGATCGATACTATTGTTCCTAACATCTCCGACTATGCAGACCCGGAAGTTAGAGATTATTATAAACACTGGATGCTACATTTTAATCCTGAATCTGTTGTAACTGACTTAATTACAGACTTGTTGATGTTTACAGGGTGGGCCAGGAACAATCAAGTGAGGTATGTAATTTTTTCCAATATGGATGTGTTACCTGGTTCAGATAAAATCGGGTATACTAGTCCATTTATATCTTCGTTGGTTGCAGAACTACAGCAAGACAAAAATATAATTGATCCGTGGACTTTTAGTTTTGGTACTCATGCACTGTCTCAAGGATTCGTACCTAAAGATCATAACAAATATGGTGTTCACGGCCACCCTGGCTATGCGGCACATCAGATGTTCGGACAATACTTAATAGACCATATAGAAAAATAACATGATCCATTTGCGCGACCTTACAGTAAAAAACTTCATGAGCGTGGGCAACACCACGCAGGGTATTGACTTTGACCGTAGTGACCTTACCTTGGTGCTGGGTGAAAACTTGGACATGGGCGGTGATGGATCTCGCAATGGCACAGGCAAGACCACCATCATCAATGCACTCAGCTATGCCCTGTACGGTCAGGCACTGAGCAACATACGCAAAGACAATCTTGTGAACAAGACCAATGCTAAACACATGCTGGTTAGCTTGGATTTTAGTGTGGGCGGACAAAACTATAGAATTGAACGTGGTCGTAAACCCAATGTGCTCCGGTTCTATGTGAACGATGAACACCAAACCGCACAAGACGAAGCACAAGGCGATTCAAGAGAAACGCAAGAAGCCATTGAGCGTGTGCTGGGCATGAGCCACGACATGTTCCAACACATCGTTGCTTTAAACACATACACACCGCCATTCTTGAGTCTCAAGGCCAATGAACAACGAACCATCATCGAACAACTGTTAGGTATCACGCTGCTCAGCGAGCGTGCTGACCGTATCAAGGAACTAAACAGACAGACCAAGGATTCTATCCAAGCAGAGGAACTGCGAATCCGTGCTGTACAAGAAGCCAACAAGCGCATTGAAGAACAGATTGCCAGTCTAGAGAAACGACGGATCTTGTGGCTACGCAAGCAAACAGAAGATACAGAAGCATTGGCACAAGGCATCGCTGATCTTGAACACATCGATATTGCAGCCGAGGTTCAAGCACATAGAGATCTAGAAACTTATCATGCAGTCAAAAAAGCTATTGATGAGGCCAATCGTTGGATCCGACAGATTGATGCTGACGACGCAAAACTACTGAAGCAAATGGCCCAGATTAAAAAAGATCTCACGCAGATTGCCAGCCACAAGTGTTTTGCTTGCGGCACAGACATACACGACAACAGTCTTGACACTGTGAAAGCACAGCGTGAGAAGACTCTACTAGAAATCTCATTGCAAGTATTGACCAATGACACACAACGATCGGAACATAAAGATCGATTGCTGGAACTTGGTGAGTTGGGCACTGCACCTGTAGTGTTTTATGATAGTCTGGAGCAGGCCTTGAACCACAAGAACACTGTGGATACCTTGATGAAAGATCTTGCTGCAAGATCAGCAGAGACTGATCCTTATAGCGAACAGATCGCAGACATGAACGAGCAGGCGTTACAGGCAGTTTCGTATGACACCCTGAACGAATTCACTAGAGTGCAGGAGCATCAGGAGTTCTTGCTCAAACTGCTCACCAGCAAAGATTCATTTGTGCGTAAGAAAATCATTGACCAAAACTTGAGTTATCTCAACAGCAGACTCACACACTATCTTGATCGCATTGGATTGCCACACACTGTGAAGTTTCAAAACGATCTCACTGTAAGCATTGAAGAACTGGGTCGTGAACTGGACTTTGACAACTTATCGCGTGGTGAGCGCAATCGACTGATCCTCAGCATGAGTTGGGCATTCCGCGATGTGTGGGAGAGCTTGTATCAACCCATCAACATCTTGTTCATTGACGAGATGATTGACTCCGGCCTGGACACACAAGGTGTGGAGAATGCTCTGGCCTTGCTGAAGAAGATGAGCCGAGAACGACACAAATCAATCTGGCTTGTGAGTCACAGAGACGAACTAACCAGCCGGGTAGAAAACATTCTCAGAGTTGTAAAGGAGAATGGTTTCACTTCATACTCAACGGATATAGAACTTGCGTAGAATAAAAGTCTTACATCTAGAGCCCACAGACGTTTGTCAGGCCTCGTGCCCGTTGTGTGCTAGAGAAACTGATCTTGCTTTTGATCGGAAGAAGCAACACCATCTCACGATCTCACACATACAGAAACATTTCAGTGATCGTGTGATTTCAAATCTTGATAAAGTATTCATGTGCGGAACTTACGGTGATCCTGCTGCTGCCAAACATACCTTGGATATCTATCGTTGGTTCCGTCAACTCAACCCTACCATCACATTAGGCATGAATACCAATGGTGCCATACAGAATACATTTTGGTGGCATGAACTAGGCCGACTGTTCAATCGATCTGAAGACTATGTTGTATTCAGTATTGATGGATTGGAAGATACCAACGCTACCTATCGCCGTGGTGTTGATTGGCCAAAACTCATGGCCAATGCAGATGCCTATATCTCTGCTGGAGGATCAGCACATTGGGACATGTTGGTGTATCGCCACAATCAACATCAAGTGGATGAATGCGAACAATTGGCCAGGAACATGGGCTTTTCTTGGTTTCGTGCCAAGGTAAGCAAACGCGGATTTACCGAGGCTTTACAGTCACCGCTGAACTGGCAACTACCTGTCACAGGTGTGGGTGCTATACAATGCCATGTGTTGGCTGAAAAAAGTGCGTATATAGATGCACAGGGACGATTGAGTCCATGCTGTTGGATTGGTGGATCACAATTTAATGTGATACAAGATATACAGCAAGTGCAAGTGACTTGGAAAACTTCAACCCCTAACACGATCTGCCAGAAAGTATGCGGAACACATGATTTAAAAACCAATTTTGGTAATCAATGGCGGCGAGAAATACAATTAAGATAATCACATGATTTTTACCACAATCATTATAGGCAGCATAACTATATGACTCAAGTAACACAACTGCAACATGACATGGCTATATCAAAACATCCCAGTGGAGACATTGCCCGACTCATGCGTAGGATTCGTCTACTTGATCACAAATAATCTCACTGGACGCAAATACATAGGCAAAAAACTGGCAAAGTTCTCAAAAACCACTTACAGAACAGTCAAACAAAAAAACGGCATCAAGAAGAAAAAACGCATACGCAGCAAGATTGATTCAGATTGGCAACAATATTATGGATCTAGCGCAGAACTCACAGCAGACATCCAACGACTAGGCACCGACAATTTCACCAGAGAGATACTTTTCTACTGTGCAAGCAAGAGTGAATTCT